TTTTCTTGCCTGTGAAGTCAATTGTGTCGATACCTGTATAGACAATGAACCCTGTGATGACATCTTCCATCATGCACCTAAGTTTTGTATTCTTCTTGGCATTGACATAGAGTCCCGTGCCGATCCCCATCTTGTCACCGCTGGCGACGATCGTCTGATATTTGCCGGCGTAGATAAATTGAGAAAGGTCACCAAGGGTCTTGAATATCGCCGGGTACTGATCTGAATTTGTGTTGGTCTCGATAAAAATGCTTTTATACTTGGCGTAAGATTCTTTTGCTTTCTTCGCACCTATCCACGTATTTCTTTGTACTGGGTTTTTAAAATCTCCAAATTCTTTCTTGATTTTTTTTGTAAATGTTGTTAATGTTGTGTTTTTGTCGATCACTTTGTCGTGAATAAGATCATAGTAAAAAACACGGATCACATCATTTGTCAGTTGAACGACAGGTAAAGGTTTTCCATTGTTTTTGAGTTTACTAATTACAGATGAATCGACGAATTCGGCTCCATCATAATTTTTAATGAATGCCCTAAAATCGTTTAAAAAATTTCTGTTACTACTGAAAGCATTATTAGGAGCGAGATCGTATGACTGGTTTATGATGGATTTGTTAGACGAACCAAAGGTCTTTCCTGTAATTATCTTTAATACAATATCATCAAATATACCTGTTGTTGTTTTTGTGGCAGGGGACGTTCTCTCGCGGGACAACCGGAAGTGTGGCGTGTACCCCTCGGCTCCAGTTTTTTCATTACTGTTAGCTGTGATCCACTGAGTGACATACATTGGTTTATTGTCCAAAACAAACATGTATTGAAATGGTCTAAAGTCAAAAACCACACTTGGATAGCACGATTTGTTGGATCTGCTATTCGTCATTTTGTTATTAAAATTGTAGACGAATTTGAACAAGTAAAGGCGTGTTTCGATGTAGTTTTTGAGATTCCAGTTTCGCGAGATGGCGATTCCAGGATCGCACAATCTTGGTGTATTGTAAAGAATCGGGATTCCTGCCTTTTCAATTGTGTGTGCGATCGAAACACGATTCTCCTGATCGACCGAAGTGATCCAATCTTGCCAGTTACTTTTATTTACGGTGGGATATTGCGTCTTACATTGCTGTTTCACGATCATACAATCGCCTGAGATTTCTGATATGACGTCACCCAGAAACACCGCCTCGAACGCGCTTTTTGGTTTGGCTTTGCTGGGATCTGCCTTTAGATCAATTGAGGCCAAGTCATAATAAATTTTTGAACCATCTACGCCACACGTGGACATCTCTATTAATATCTCACAAATTAATAGAATGGCTGAGCGCCGAGGATTTCAGACCGCCGTCTGGGGTCCGCCTGCGTGGATGTTTTTGCACACCCTGACCTTCGCCTACCCAGAGGAGCCCGACGAGAAGACCAAGCGGACGTTCATGAAGTTCTTCGGATCGTTGTGTGGTATCCTGCCGTGCAAGTACTGCCGCGAGAGTTACTCAAAGTACTGCAAGACCACTGGACCCCTCGGGCTGACCGACGCCAACTTTGCGTCCAGGAAGACCCTGACCCGGTGGCTCTACAACATCCACGACGCGGTCAACCGGCGCATCGGCAAGACGGACCGTCCCAGTTTTTCGCAGGTCAAGGCGATATACGAGCAGTTCGTGGCGCAAGCCCACGTGGACAACGAGAAGCAGCACGGTTGCGTGAATGGTCAGAAGAGACTCAGGTCGGTGATCCGCGTGGTCCCCAGGGAGTGCAGGCTCAGCGGCAAGACCTTAAAGATTTATCGCGCCTGTAGGGAAAGGTATGTACTCTAATCCACTCGCCGGAAAGATCACAAAGTCCCTTTACGAAGCGGAGTCAGGCAGACGGTATATTCAAGTGGACAACATTCAGTTGAAGATACCATGGCGATACGGAAGACCGTACAAAATTCAATGTGACGACCTCAAGCCCATCATGGATTACAAGGTCGGCGAACAGGTCGAGGTGTGGTGGGAGATCAGTCAGTCCAGGATGATTCTTCGCCGCATTCGATCAGGTCCCCACACCTAGAACACACCCACACATGAGGAACCCCCTCATGGTAGAACCTGACTCTAGGAGGTCCTCGGTGGATGGTAAAATCGGAAAGTTTTTGAATAAGCTCTCCATACAGAAATTCTGGGTAGGTTCCAGTTTCTCTATGGAAAATGACCATGACCGTTTTGGCGAGTCGGTGATTCACATATCTCGGGTGGTCGCACGTCTTATAATTCGTTAATATTTTATTGTCCAATAGTAATAACTGAAATATGTCGGGTGGTATTACGCAACTCGTGGCGGTCGGTGCTCAGGATACGCACCTGGTTGGCAACCCGGAAGTTTCTTTCTTCCAGTCATCCTACAAGCGTCACACGAACTTCTCCAGTGTGGTTGAGCGTCAGGTGATTCAGAACACCCCGGCGGCCAACGGTCTCTCGTCGATCCGCTTCGAGCGCAAGGGTGACATGCTTTCGTATATTTATTTGGTTAATGATGCCTCCGGCACATCATCAAACATTAACTGGAGTACCTCTGTTGATAAGGTCGAGCTTTACATCGGAGGTCAGCTTATTGACACTCAGCACTACGAGTATTCGGCAAACATTCACACGGACATCATGGCGAACTCGTTTTCCAAGAGTATCTACGGTCCAGGTCCAGGTGGTTCCGAACCAAATGCCTTTTTTTATCCTTTCAAGTTCTGGTTCTGTGAGAACTGGCAGTCGGCGCTTCCCCTGATTGCACTCCAGTATCACGATGTGGAGATTCGAATCTACTGGGGTTCCAGTGTGTCCAACACAATGCAGGCGTGGGCTCGTTACATCTACCTCGATACCGATGAGCGCCGGTCAATGGCCGAACGACCCATGGACATGCTCATCCACCAGGTCCAGCGTATCCCGGTGCCCGGTACCAAGACTGCGGATCTCACGTTCAATCACCCTGTCAAGTTCATTGCTTCTACTGGAAGCAACTTTAACGCAACTAACGATGTCCTTCTCCAGCTCAACGGCGTGGACGTCGGCGAGAAGAAGCCGGCGACGCCTCACTACAACCAGGTGTCGACTTATCACCACACACAGTTTGGCGTGAACAGTGGCGAACCGGATATAGGGTTCGAAAGTGTCAAGTTGATGATCCCCTTCTGTCTGGATGCCTCCAAGCTTCAGCCCACAGGTGCCTGCAACTTCTCACGCATGGACTCAGCGATACTTCGTCTGCCCGATTCCACCATCAACGGTGCGATCTACGCGGTCAACTACAACATCCTCAGGGTCCAGAACGGGATGGGCGGTCTGCTTTACGCGAACTAGAAAGTTTCATCGCCTTTTCAGCCTGATCCTTGGGCATAAACATGAGCCAGGCGACGGTCATCCTCTCCTGGGTGAGCGTTCCGTCCCTCTTCATAGCGGCACATGCATCTTGAAATTGCTTTACGTAGTCCATAATGGAATTTCAAGGTGTTACTTCTTTAACTAAACTTAGTTGGTCTTGGGAACCTTGAGCAGCGGGACGTCGGCCGAGAAGCACCGGGTGATGCTGTTGGCGGGTACCTGACCCACGCGCTGCAGTTCGGTGACGGGCTTGAGCAGTTCGGGGCCCATCTTGGAGATCAGCTGGCGGTACTGGTAGTTGAGAGGATACGCAATACCATTGTCGGACATGATCCGATCGTTGAGAAGCTGGTTCGAGGTGTAAATCGTGAAGGCGCGACCATCGGCCATACCAAGACGCTGAGACATCTTTTACTTATTCAGTAGATAAAAATCCCTGATCCTCTGATGAAAACGTTCACACTGATGAACGAGGATATCATTCTTTAGTTTGATATCGATGGCATTTCCCTTGACCTGTGGATCGTAAAGAACACTGATCAAGAACCTGTATGCCATGGCGATATCCTTGAAGTTCTTGGCTCCTGACATCACGATGCTACCCGTTTTAAAAACACTGACCGTCATGTTGAACATCTTGGCTTTCACTGCCGAGTAGGTCTCTGGATTGAGAGACACTTTCTTCACATACTTTTGATGTTTTTTGTAAAGTTCCAGCAAAGCCAGTTGATCGATGCCGTGGGGAAGACGGAACGTTGCATTGATCATCTGCGTTTCCATGGGTGACACGGGACTGTTGGTGGTCTCAGGAAAGACCTCATCTACTATTTTTTGAATATCCTGGATGATGTCCAGTCCTTCCATGGGTGTAGATGATCCTGTAACGTGAATTTTCCCGTTGGGAAACAACTTGACCGAGCGCTTTTTGGTTTCGCCGACATCCTTTGATAGTGTCAGTGAGTTGTTAAAGTGGTTCGAGCCCATGTTCCAGCCACCGGTTCCATCGGCGAACTTCTCCTTGAAGGTTGCGAGAGGGGTCACGATGCCATCCCTTCCTCCCATGACCGTCATCGTGGATACCCTGGGCAATGTTGGCTTAGGTCCTTGGATCTCATCATGCGCCTTGATGATGTTTCCGAGAAAGGTTCGAAAGTTTCTAGCTTCCATATTTAAAAGTAAAACGCGCCACTTCTTTAATATGAGATGTGGTCACTGTAAGAAGAAGAATGTGATCTGTGTTCCATGTGCTTACTGCGATCACACGTCTCTGTGCACCTCTTGTATCCAACTGGAGTCTCACGAGTGTTCAGGTATCCTGAATAAAATTCAGTCCGAGAGGGATACAATAGAAAAACAAAACCCTAAAATCGAGGGTGACAAAATTACAAAACTTTAAATACGGTTATCGCGCTGATGGCAAGAATGATTAGGGCTGCTGTTCCACCAGCCATGCTGGCAGCGTTGGCGATGCCCATCATCCCCTCGGTCTTCATGAGGATGGAGTCGTTGTTCGCCTTGGGCACGTTGTTCCAGGGAGGCAGTGAATAGTTGCGCTCCGGTACGGGTTCCCGGTTCAGGGGATAGTCCTGAGAACCGGGAGTGCAGTAGTAGGGGGTTCTCCACCCAGCGGCGATGGTCTTCTCGCAACCCGGACTCGGTTCTGCCATCTGGGTATCGAGAGGTCCGCCGAGAGCATCTCCCGTGGGGCGAACCGCGTTCACGAGCGCCACCTGGGGTTCACTGGATGGCGCGTAAATCGTCTTGTAGGCACCACCGAGAGGAACGCCAGGCGTGAAATTCATCGGGTCGGCATAAGGGTTGATCTTATTGAGGGAAACCCCGTCATTCAGTCTCATGTAGGACGACATCCTTACTTATTATACGGTTTGAATAAATTCCCACTTGAGTATCTTGCACATGTCCTTCCATATGACATCCTGTTGAGTGAGTTTCTCCTTGGACTTCAGGAGTGGAAAATAGGGGAGGTACTGGTCCTCGCCAAGCAGTTCGCAAAACTTGTAGAGAACGTAGGGGTAGCTCAAAAAGTTCTTGCGGTCCTTGGGACACACCTGGTCAAAGGGTTCCTGGATCTCATTGAACATCAGTCTGAGGCGTTCCTCCAGGGCAGGTGGCATCTCCGGTGGTCTCACTCCAGTGAGAATGTTGGCGATATAGGGAATGTGTTCGTAATATTTGTTCTGACGCAACTTCTTCAGCAGTCCCCTGACCTTGGCGTGGGTGATCTTGGAAACCTGTTCGACCCTCTGTTTCTTGAGTTCGTAGCGCAATTGTTCTATCAGTTCATCTGGGATATTTGCCGTCTCCTTACCCTGAAATTGTTGAACCCATTCATTGAAGTGGTTTTGTCTTTTGTATGAGTATTGAGTATTCTTTGAAATGTCCTGTTCATCCTGATAGGAAAGTCTGGTGGCTATATATTTTTCGCATGCACCACAGTCCTGACACACAATTTCTCCATCAATATCATTTTCATAAACATTTGTTGAGTTGCATTTTTTACAATTATCGACTTGAATAACATTGTTGTCAATAAAATCTGTATCATTCACCATTGTTACGTCTTTTTCCACGACGCGCATGTATTCCAAAAATATGTCACGTCTGCAATTTTCCTCGTGGTATCTGTGTATGAATGGTGCTGCCATGGTGATATAGTCATGAAGTGTCTGGGGTTCATTTTCATATTCCTTTATCTTGGCATGATACCTCTCGAGTAAACTCATTTAAAGAAAAATGTCACTATAACTTTAAATGTATAATTTACTTGTCAAGTTTGTGGGATGGTGGTATGACGAGAATCCTTATCGAATCACAATGCCTTTGAAGATGATATACGATATCAACACCAAAAAGGATTGTTTGTTTCCATCGTCAGAGTGGAAGAGGATCATGGAAGGATGGCCTTTGATGAACTCAGGACAGACCTATACCACATGTTACTACCCCGATTTCAGGGATGCTATTTACGTGCTGAGGAGGAAGAAGCCCGAATGTGTCGAGAATATTCGTTACGAGCAGGAGTACACCTACCGTGGTTCTCCTTATTCGTTGGTGACCAGGGATCCCATGCGAAGGGTTCAATATGTCGAAGAATCCGAGGGAATGAAGGGACCCATCATGATTCAAAAAGTTGAAGCTGTCATGGAGAATGGCGAAGTAAAAATGTGGGACACGGCACGATTTCTTCGCTACGCGGGTCCTAGGTCGGACTTTCACAACGTCAAAGACATCCATATGAAGGATCTATTTGACGCAAACGAGGAGGTGCCCGATGAGTGGCACGTCTACATGTTTGGTAAGAAGGTTGTCATCGACAAGAACGAAGAACTCACTCCTCAGACTTTGGTGCCAGGTAGAATCTGAGTTCGCCTAGTGAAGTAACCTTGTACTCCAGGACGAGAGGCATCTCCTCTCCGTGGTGGAGAAGTTTCATATTGGAACACATTGATGTAGCCTTGGTGAATAAATTGAGATACTTTAATGAAAACGTATCTTTCATCGACTCGAACTTGGTGGTATCCGAATCTATGTCATATTCAGTATACTGTTCAGCAAAGTCTCCTATGCACCGAAAGCCCACCTTTTTATAGGAGCGCTCTATGGACAACTCGGAACCAATATGGGAAATATCCCTGCAAAGTCTCTGAAAGTCCACGGTCTGAAAGGTTGTGATGCTGATCACGGGCAAGTTGGGTGCATCGAACATTTCATCGTTGATATCCAGAAGGCGCAAATTAAAGTGACTCCGACTCTTCTTTCCACTATTCTCTATGGAAATGTTGAGCACGTGGTTCTCCTTAATTTTCATTACCAACACATCATTGGTCGTGACGGACTTTAATACTCTGAAAACATTGGTAGTGTTAATTCCAACGATAATCTCATTTTCGCACGAATATTCCTCGAATTGATTGGCGTCCAAAAAGAGTTCCACCATTGCGGTGCGAGCATTGTCCAGGGTTAGCATATGAATCCCCTTTTTGCTAAAAGATACATTAACATCGTTGAGGATGTCTTTCAAGACCTCAAAGATGTTTTTAAATGCAGATGCTTGAATCGTTTTCAAGAACATTTACTAGATTTAGGGTGCGTCTTCTTTAAACCATAAAGGTCTTCAAGAAATTGGTTGAAACCGGCTTCGCCGCGTTCCTTGATAAACTCCTTCCACGACGAGTAGCCTTGTTTGTAGGAATAGACGTTGCCGAGAGATCTCGGGACTTCTTCGTGACTGGTAATCATTCTTTTTTCAGTTGGTGGTTTTCTTGTTTATCTTGGCTTCCAATTCGGGGGTCATCGGAGGTGCCAATGGAGCGCCATAGGATTCCAAATCAAAAAGACCGGGTGCCGAACTGGGATTTCCATCAAACGAAGCAAAAGCCGAATGATCAAAGGATTCCACTTCGGCTGGCATCATTGAAAGAACCCACTGCTTGACCTCCGGCCCCATCAAGGGTCTCCCGTCCTTTGTGATAAGTGCAGGCACGTGGGTAAGCACCTTGCGGTAATCTTCTGGAATGGGTTCTTCGTGAATGTTTTGGTACTCTATTTGATCCTTCACGGGACACTGATCCAACAGTTTGAATATCTCAAGACAGTGTTGGCACCTAGGACTATACAACATGATCGCAAACATGCTTACTTACAAACGTCGGTGAATTTATCAGGGGATATAATTTCGCACCAGTATATAAGATGCGTATGCAGACTATATTTCTCATCGTACTGGTGGTCGCGATTGTGGGCTACCTCTTCATGAACCGCGAGGGTCTCAGGTGGGATCGTGGATTTGCCGGATTCCGCCCTGCCGTCTCAGGCGTGATTACAGAGGGCAATCTCGAGATAACAGGAAACCCAGTAGAGGACGTGGCCGTGAAGGCAATGATGATTAAGAAGATTTTGGACGCCACCACCGAAGAGATCTTCAGAACCAAGGGTCTCAAAATGTTCCCCATCGAGACTGTGTTCATCCAAGTCTTTGACTCTCCTGAAAAGATCAAGGAACTCAAACAGAAGCGTCCTGACGTTTACGATGCCTATGTCAAGTTTCTTAAGGCTCGTGACAATGACGCCGTAATCACCAGGAACGGAGACGGAACCGAACAGGAACACTTGGCTCGGACCGCATTGATAAACTATCTTGAACAAATCAAGCGCGACCAGGACTATGCCACGGTACCTGACAATATTCCCGCGACCTACCGCTGTCGCTTCCTTTTGCTCGAGACCGAGCGATTCTACGGAACCGAGGTGGACGTGATCGCCATCGGCGACGAGACGGGCATCAAGATTCAGGGCATCACCAGTCAGCCTCTAAATGACGGCAACAAGCTCAAGGCTTTCCAGGATCAACTTCAGGTGGGAGAATGGATGCCCTATGACACGATCGCCAATGCCATCATGCCCAACAAGAGCGCCCTGACACTCGTCGACAAGGCCATCAAGGAAAAGTGGGGCGACGGCGATGATCAGCGATACCTCAATACCATTGATCAAATAGTGGCTAACGATTATGATGAAAATTATGGGTTGTAATCCGGATACGCCCTATCTTCGTTAGTAAAAACTCAAGAACTAGTAGACAATGCCTCTACGGGTGGACGAGGTACAACAGATCGACCACAGAAAGAGAGAACTAAAAAAGAGACTCTATACGGAGCTTTACGAACGCGCCAGCACCAAGGTTAGGCAAGTCGCCGACCTGGGACTTCACGAAACTTGGGTTCAGGTGCCTTCGTTCCTTATAGGATTTCCTTCGTTTGACCTGAACAAGGCAGCCCAGTATGTCGAGCGCCAGTTCATCAACGGTGGGTTCTTCACCCAGCTGTACGAAAACGGACAGTTGTTTGTTTCGTGGTATCCAAAGTCTTCCAAGAAGGTGACGAAAACCCCCAAGCCCAAGGAACCGGAGAACGAGTTCGCATCCCTGGCAAACCTCAAAAAGGCCGCGGACAAATATCGCTGAATTAAATACGTTTTATCAGTAACTATGGACAATAACCTTAATGTTCTTGTGGAAGCCAAGAAAGAACTTTTGAATCAACTTTCGTCCACGATTCTCCCGAGTGCACTGGACTGCATGGACTCGCTCTACGCCGATTCCAAGGTGGAGACCCAGGGACGTAATACGCTCAAAATGTTTCAGGAGAAACTCGCCAAGATCCCCCAGTGGAACAACTACCAGATCGACACCGAGGTCGGCAAGTGCGTGGATCGATGCGGTGGATGCCTGGACGAGATGACGGCGGCGTGCTTCGTGGCCACGGTCAAGATCATTTCGTCGGTCAGGCTCTCCAAGGATTCCAGGAAGGTGTCACTCAAGATTCCCACCAACGACGTGTTCGTGTTGGGCGTCTACACCAACGTCGCCAAGCGAATCTACGAGGATCCCTACATCTATCAGGAGGTGGTCAGCAGGAATGACAGGCGCAAGGACCTGCTCAAGCGAATGGACGGGGTGGTCGAGGAGACGGTCAAGGAGATGCTTCCGATCAATCAGATCCTCAAGACCTACCTTAACAAGAATGCGGTGGACGTGATGAATGGCGAACCCATTGAACCGGAACCGGAACCGGAACCCGAGTCAGAAATGTTCCCTGGCGGCGGCGAGTTGCCCGTGGAAGAAGACCCAGAAATGACAGAGGAATCCGCGGAGCCCACGGAGCCCATGGAGCCCATGGAGCCCATGGATCCTGCCGAGCCCGCCGAGCCTTCGTTGCCGATGCCCGTGGCGCCTCAGGAAGAGACCAAGAGTTTCACATTCAATGACAAAATTATGAGAAGGGCGCCGATGCCACCGACGTCCGAAGAAGAAGATTTTTCCATAAATCCCAGTGCGAACCGTTAAACATACTAAAATCTACTTTAGTTAATAATGATAAGTGATTCTCTCAAGAACCCTCTTATTGCCGCACTGATCGGCGCGATCGTCACAATGGGCTATATTCAATTGGTGGCACGTCTCAACCGCGAGGCGCCTCCAAGGAATGCCGACATGATCAAACCGGCGATTCTGAATGCCATCCTGGTTGGCATGATCGTATACCTCGGCATCTCTCAGCGTGAAGAGATCTACGAGACTCCCTTCCCGGAAGTTAGTCGCGGTATGTAGTTAAATATTTTAGTCTAATTAAATAATACTATGGCCAGTGTAGATACATTTAACGAGCTTCTTTTGCAGTTTGTGGATGAGCTGGCTCACACGTTCCCAGAGAACACCATTGTCAAGACCTATAAGAATACGGTCAGCATGCTGATCAAGAAGGATCCCGGTGTCTGCCTGGAAACGTTTATGAAGAATGTAAAGCCCCACGAGGACTTGATTCGAAATCAGGACGAACGTATTTTCGAGGAACTTTCACGTAGTTACGGTATTTTGAAGACGCTCGACCTCGAGTCCATGTGGAAGTCTGAACTTTCGGACAACAGCCGTTCGGCGATCTGGCAGTATGTCCAGGGGCTCTACGTTCTAGGAAACAATGTCGGTGAGGAGGAGATTCAGGCGTCCCGTCAAACGAATATGGACTTTTCGCCAGAGAAAATCAACCAGTTGTTTGCACCCCAGGGGCCAAATGGACAGGAGAATCCTTTGGCCGGATTGCTCGGAAACCTGATGAAGCCCGAGATTATGGAAGAGATGACGTCCAAGGTCGAAGAGCAGTTCGGCGACGGTCAGGGTGGCCTCGATGAGAACAAGATCATGCAGGCACTTGGACCGATGATGGGCAACCTGTCAAAGATGTTTGAAAAAAATAACTAGTCAATAAATAAGAATGGAACAACCGTGGTTTAGAAATCCATCGCACTTGTTTGCCAAGAACAAGGTGCTGATCTTTTGGCCTTTGGCTAAGCAGACACCCGTGGAGAGGCTCAACGCCGCCACGCGATTCATCCTCTACACCATGGCGATCCTTTATGTGATTAATCGCGACATCAGGGTCATTTACCTGGGTCTCACGGTTATTATGGTGATGGCGTCCATGTTCCTGGCGGGCGGAATCAAGGAGGCCATGCGACCCGCCTCGTTCGAAAATGAGGGCGCCCGATTCAATGTGACCACTCCAGGCCAGAAGTGCGAACAACCGACCAAGGAAAATCCGATGGCCAACGTGCTTCTCTCGGACTACACCGACAACCCGAAACGAGCGGCTGCATGCTACTATCCTACCGTCAAGGACAAGGTCAAGGCTTTCTTGAACGAGGGAACCCCAACAGATCAGGCGGACGTCTATTCCAGTCGCAATCAAGCCTTCCGTGCCTTTTACAGCATGCCGTCCACGACCATCCCCAATGACCAGAGTGCCTTTCTTCGTGCCGCCTACGGTCCAATGATGAACAAGGTGTGCAGGGATAATGGCGACGCGTGCTACCCCAACGACGCTTCAATGTTTGGTCAGTCCAGGATGCCCGAACTTCAGCAGCTCAGAGGTACTTTCGGTGGAACCACTAGTTAAAATCTCAAGTGATAGTAATATGGCTTATCAGCTCAATACATCAAAGGTCCTTTTGGATGCCGAGAGTCTGCCGGTGGACTGTGCCTACGATCATGTGATGGCGCCTCCGGTGATCAGCAATCTCAATTACGCCGGTTCGGGTCGTGCCTCGACGCCCCTCTACGGTACGTCCCCATACATGGCCGGCAAGGGGGCTCCAGGAAACTTGATTTTGGTCGAGGACATGCTTCGTCCCCAGTCTAGCACGTTCTTCAAGAAGGGTTATCAGGGGCGCGAGTATGACTTCCCTTCTAAGGACATGTCCTGCTCGGTGCCGCTCCGAACCCGTTCATGGGATCCCACGAGCAGTCGGGCCGATGTCCAGAATGTTCTTTTTGATCGCAGGTATAAGTAATTTTTAAAATCTACTCTAGTTTTAATATGGACCCATTGAGTCTTGTGGCCTTGTTAGGGATTGCTGTGGCGGGACGTCAAATCGCCAGCAGTGACCGCAAAGAAGGTTTTACTCCAGCACCCGTTCCGAACCGAGAGACACAACAATTGCCCCACTTCGCCAGGAACATTAATACACCCACACAGGATTTGACTGCCGTGACAGATCTGTTCACGGGAACATTCAATCCGAATAACCCGATGGGTGGTATCATCAACCCGAAGAAGGAGGTCGTGGCGACCCTTCAGGACACGGCACCCAATGCACAGTTCCCTTTTGGTCAGCCCGTATACAATCTGTATGACCGCCAGAATGTTTCGAGTCGCATGAACAATCTGTCGTCCGCCGAGCGAAGGTTCGTTGGTCCCGGCCTTGGCGTACCGGCCAATGTTCCTGCCTATGGTGGATTCCAGCAGCAGTTCAGGGTGATGCCCAACAACGTCGGCGCCTACAAGCTCACCACGCTTCCTGGCAGGTCTGGTCCCGCCAAGGACTTTGTTGACCTCGGAACGGAGCGTCTTACAGTCACCCAAAATCGCCCACAGAAGACCTACCAACTTTTGGGCGGCGAGGACAAACGTCCTTTGGAGAGGGGTCGCGCACAGGGACAGGGTGGCATGCTCACTGGGATGCGTGAACGTGAACGGTACGTGAAGACCATGCGCCCCACCGTTCGCTCGGAAACCTCGACCCGCATGGACGGTCTCGAGTTTGGTGCACCAAAACGTTTTGTCTCTTCCGCGACAAATCAGGACATACCCACGCGCAACAAGGCAAACTTCCTGACGCGCGTCAACGACGTGGCGGCTCCTGGGATTCACTCATTCGAGGGAGCCTACCAGAACACTCAGAATACCATCCTCCTGCGTCCCGCCGACCGCGGCAACAAGGGTTACACACCTCCAGGTGGTCGCATGAACGTCCGCGGGAATGCCACCCAGGCTCAGGGTGCCACCACCAAGACCCGTGACAGCGCATCGACCGTTATCGAGGGAGGTGCCGGCAACCAGTCCATCGCCCAAAATTACGATATCACTTGGAAGCAGAACAACAATGCCTACAAGGGAAATGCAGATTTCAGGACAAACAACCTTGGCCTTGCCGTCAAGCAACTGGACAATAATCCGTTCGCTATGTCATTGGCTCAGCACTAAACGTCATATATCCTACACTCTAGAGCATGGGGTTCTTCCTTACAGAACAGCTCCATGGCATCCAGTTTGTTCTCTTGTTCACGAACCCGCTGATCGTGAAGACGAGAATAGAGCTCTTCGTGTTCCATCCAGTCGTGGACGTACTTGTGAGGATTTTCAATCATCCGTTTTGTGGGTCTTTTCAGTTCGGTACGCTTATTGAACATATACGACGGCACGTTCCTGAACAAGCAACTGTAGTAGAGCATTTAAAAATAAAAGTCATATTATTTTTAAGTATGAGACACGAGACAATCGCCATGGAAGTTTCGCCCCTGGAGTTCGAGGGCATTAGGAACATAAACTTTGACGCCCACGTGGACGATGACGAAAAGATGGTGATTGTCACGATGTCCGGATACTTCATCGGGGACCTACATGATGAATGTGTCAAGAAGGCAAGGAAGATCTACAAAGGGTACAGGGTTAAAACTAACGTGGGA